CCAGCAAATAAAAACATGGATGCAAAGATTGGCGTCAAGTGCTCCAACTGCGCTTTTTATTGCCCTGAGATGGGTGACTGCCACATTGTTGCACAAAAGATTGAACCGAATGGTTATTGCAGATTGGCTGCAATCGGAGAAGGTTTAGTTAAAGAAGGAAGAAAGTAAAAATGGCACGTAAATCAAATAGCGAGTTACTCGCAGAATACCGTTCACGGTATGACTCATCTCGGATGTGGGTGCGTGATGAATATGCGCCCGTGTGGAACCGGATGATTAACCTATATCGTGGAAAGCAATATCGTAGCACTGCGCCTTTTGACCGCATGTTGGTCAACATTGCCTTTGCGACCATCAACACCCTTTACCCATCGGTGTCCATTGGGCGACCCAAGATTGTTGTTAACCCTCGTGGGCCAGAAGATGCGGATAAGTCAGTTATTGCTGAAGCCATCGTCAACTACTGGTGGGAACACTACCAATGCCAAGAGGAATTCCAACTGGCAGTCCGTGACTTTCTGATTATCGGCCATGGCTGGGTGAAGTCCGGTTACCGTTATGTTGAGGAAGATGTCGTCATTGAGGAAACTGATGACGAAGCAGCATCAAAGGACAAGGCAGTTAATATTGCCGAAACCGACATCATTGTCACCGAAGACCGTCCTTTCATTGAGCGCATTGACCCATTCAATATGTTCGTAGACCCAGAGGGCACCACGATGAAGGACATTCGCTGGATTGCCCAGCGTGTACGCCGTCCTCTCAAAGATGTTAAGAACGACAAGCGTTACGACTTCAGTGCTCGCCAAGAGGTTACCGGCTCAACTGTTTCTCAGTACAACGATGGTCGTCAATACAAGTCAATGGACTCGGCATATGAGCCAGAGTCGTTTGCTGACATTATTGAGTTCTATGACCTTGACAAGAAGACGATGTGCATCTTTGCTGCCGAAGGTGGCGACAAGTTCCTCGTGAAGCCCACGGAGATTCCGTTTGCTTTTGGTCATCCCTTTACAATGTTGCGCAACTACGACATTCCTGGATACTTCTATCCAATGGGTGAACTAGAAGCCATTGAACCACTGCAGTACGAACTTAACGAGACTCGTACTCAGATGATGAACCACCGTAAGCGTTACAGCCGTAAGTACTTGTACAAGGAAAACGCCTTTGATGACTTTGGGCGCAACGCTCTAGCCTCAGACGAGGACAACGCCATGGTGCCCGTCAAGGGCGATGAGAACCTCGCCAATGTGGTTGCACCAATGCCTGCGCTAATTAACCCACCTGACTTCTACAACCAGTCAAGTCTTATTATCAGCGACATTGACCGAGTAACCGGATTGTCGGATTACCAGCGTGGCATCTTGCCCGAAGTGCGTCGTACTGCAACCGAAGCCAGCATTCTTCAGGGTGTTGCTGACTCACGTGCAGCAGAAAAACTCACTCTTATTGAGAAGGGTATTGCTACAGTTGCATTCCGTTTGATTAAGTTGGCACAGCAGTTCATGACCGAAGAACAAACTGTCCGTGTCACCGACAAGCGTGGAGCATGGGCGTGGGTTAACTTTGACTCAGAATATATTGACGGTGAGTTTGATTTCACTGTTGAGGCTGGTTCAACGGTTCCTCAGAACGAGGGATTCCGCCGTCAGCGTGCCCTACAGTTGGTGGATGCCATGGCTCCGTTCGCTCAGGCTGGTGTCGTCAAACTAGACGCTCTTGCTAAACTGGTGCTTGAGCAGGGCTTTGGCGTCAAGGATGCTGATAATTATCTAAATAAGCCAGAGCCAGAACCGGCACCACAAGGTCAGCCCCCAATGCCACCTGGAATGGCTGGAGAATTACCGCCAGCGCCAGAAGGAGCACTTCCCCCTGAGATTGCTGCATTGATTGGTGGAGCAGAACAACCACCGCTTCCACCCGAAATGCAGGGCGCACCTCAAGGAATGGCACCTCAACTACCACCAGAACTAGCGGGTCTACCTCCCGAGATTCTGCAACAGGTTCTCGCTGGTGGGCAGTTGCCTCCTGAGTTGATGGCAGAAATGGCTGGCGCACAGCCAATGCAATTGCCTCCTGAGTTGGCTCAGATTCCTGGTAGTGAGCAGATTCCACCGGACATTCTGATGTCATTGCCGCCAGAAATCCTGCAAGAAATCGTTGCTCGTGGTGGATTTACACCCGAAGTAATGCAGATTCTTATGGAGTCAGGAATCCTTCCACCTGCCTGAATGTAATAAAAATGCTTATATGTAGGACAACCTATACGAAGGAAGGACCCTGCATATGAATGAAGATAATTTTAATGCAACCGACAACGACGTAGACCAGCCCCTTGATGGACAAGTTGAGTTTGCGGATGAGGAAGCAGTTGAGTCCGATTGGATGGACGACGAAGCCAATTATCCTGATTACATTGATGTAAACGAATACGGCGATAAGCACGTAATCATCAAAGTAGATGGTGAGGAAGTAGAAGTTCCACTCAAGGAGGCTCTTGCTGGGTATCAGCGTCAGGCGGATTATACCCGTAAAACGCAAGAACTCAGTAAGCAGAAGCAAGGAATCCAGACGGCAGCAGCCTTGGCAGAAGCCTTGGAGCGTGACCCTCATGGAACTTTGTCTCTGTTACAGCAACACTATGGAGTTAACACACCTGTCCAAGCCCCACAGGAAGACGTGTGGGTTGACCCCTTAGTCAAGGAACTGGAAGAAATCAAAGCGTGGAAAAGAGAACTGGAATACCAGCAAACTCTTGACCAGGTGGAGAAGGAAATCATTGACCTTGAACGCAAGTACGGCGAAGACTTTGACCGAGAGGAAGTTATCGCACGGGCACTAGCAACTGGTTCTCAGAACCTGGAAGAGACCTTTAAACTGATTCAGTTTGACAAGGTTTACGCTGAGCGTACAGAAGCAACGAAGAAGGTTGCCGAGACGACAAAGCGCACACAGGCAAAGAAATCAGCCCAAGTAGTGTCAGGCTCATCTTCTTCAAAGGGAGGCGGAGTCGCACCTGCACCCAAACCTACATCCGTGTTGGATGCCTGGACAGCAGCCGAAAAGGCACTGGGCCTCTGACAACAAACAAAACACACACATCTTAAGGAGATGAAACTATGCCTGGTAACCCAGATTTCAATGCAATTTTGTCCACAACGCTTCAGAACTACCGTCCTACGCTTGTTGACAACATTTTCAAGGCCAACGTACTTCTAGACCACCTCAACTCACGCGGTCGCGTTGTTGTTGAAGAGGGCGGTACTTCAATCGTTGAGCCTCTCATGTACGCCGCTAACGGCACCGCCGCTGTGTACTCGGGATTTGACACAATCTCGCTTACTCCTCAGGACGGAATCAGCGCTGCTGAGTACGCATGGAAGCAAATGGCTGCTTCTATCGCCATCAGCGGTATTGAGGAAGCCAAGAACCGTGGCAAGGAAGCCGTCATCAAGTTGCTCAACGCCAAGATTATGCAGGCTGAGGAGTCGCTCAAGGAACTCATGAACACCCAGTTGTTCACCGGTTCTGGCGCTTCCAACAACTTCTTCGGCATTCAGACCATCGCTGGCACCACCGGCAACACCGTTGGTGGAATTGACGCTAGCACCGAGACTTGGTGGAACCCCGAGGTTGACTCCTCAACCACCACTCTCAGCACCGAAGCCATGGCTGCCGTGTACAACGATGCTTCTAAGGGCAACGACGTCCCCGACATCATCGTCACCACTCAGACCCAGTACCAGAAGTACGAGGAACTGTTGGTTCCCCAGGTTCGTTACCAGGACGTAGCCAAGGCTAACGCTGGTTTCCAGAACCTCATGTTCAAGCAGACTCCTGTCGTCTTTGACAAGATTGCTCCTGCTGGTGACATGTACTTCCTCAACACGAAGTACCTCAAGTTGACCGGCATGAACGGTCACTGGTTTGAGACCACCGACTTCCAGAATGGCACCGTCAACGGCAAGGATGCTCGTTACGCCATCGTTCTGGCCTACGGTGCACTTACCTGCAGCAACCGCAGCCGTCAGGGAGCATTCACCGCTCTTACCTGATAGGTAGGGTTTATACCCGACAAGCACAGTTGTCCTTGGCATCGGCTCCGCTATTCCTTCGGGTGGTGTCCGGTGCCAAGGATTCTGTCTTTATGGGACATAGTAATAAAAACGCTTATATATAGAAGGAGTATCCATGTCCAATATTCAGCCAGTTTACGCACCGGTTCAAAGTAGCCAAGTGCTCGCAGGAACGCAGTCAGTTTACGGTGCCGTAGGCTCCAAGGACACATCAGTAGCACCAGCGTTCGTTAATCCTGGAACGATGCTCGCACCACCCAGTGGTGTTGAGTACAAGCCAGCAAAGCCAAGGTGCTGCTGGGATAACTACAAATGTAAAGCAAATCCCTCAAAGGGAACACCGTTGTGTTTCGGGCATCTACAGCACTTCCTCAAGCATGGGGATGGTTTGGTCAAGGGTGATGAGGCTCAGCGTTTGTTGATTTACAAAGCACAGTTTCAAGAACTAGAGAAGCAGCGCCTTGCTGAAAAGGCTGCAGAAAAAGAAGCACACTGGGCTGAACATGGCCCAAAGGATGAGGTGACCGATGAGTCTTAATATCAACCAGATTCGGGACTTGGTCGCAGATATTACCGACCTTGAGATTGGCAATGACCCGTCTGATGATATTAGTGAAGACCTCGTTGACACCTTCATTGAGGAAGCATTCCAGCGGATTATATCGCTTAATACTAAATGGCCGTGGTATCAGACCACCTACGAGATTAACACCGTAGCCAGCCAGCGTCGTTACGCAACCGGATTCACACAGGTACACACCACGGCGACAGGAACCAGCGTTGGTTCAGACTTTGCTGATATTCGTGAGATTATTAGCGTCACCAACGAAAGCAATGGTGGCAACCAACTTATCTACATTGACGACTTCCTTGCCCAGCAATACTGGAATGGAACAGCCGACGTCCCTGGTTATCCTGTTTATTTCTCCATGTGGGCTGGTGGTTTGCAGATTTGGCCTAAGCCAGATGGCGTGTACACACTCAACATTCGTGGATTTCGTCAGCCTAGTTATGCATGGTTGACAGACTCTGGACTTACCGTTGACATCAACGACGAGTTCCACATCATGATTATTAACTTCGTTGCTTCCCGTTGCTACCAGTTCCAAGAGGACCCTGAGATGGCTGCGGTGTACATGAATCACTTTGACCAAGGTGTTACCCTTTCTCGCCAGAACATCACTCATCCCAGCAATAACCAGCCGATGGTTCTTTCTGGTGGCTTGCAGATTTGGCCGTGGAATACTGGATGGCCCGCATTCAAGAGTGGCAACCTTCTTTGGTGGAGATAAGCCATGGCCCGTAATATTATCTTTGCATTAAAGAATGATTTTACGGGTGGTTTGAATTTCCGTGCCGACCAATTCCAGTTGGCAGATAACGAATCACCGGACATCATCAATATGGAGATTGACCCTCGTGGT